ATGAGAGAAAAAATATTGTCTGCTTCGGTTGAATTGATAATCGAAGCACCGCCAGATAGTATTACAACCCTACAACTTGCTCATCAAAGGTATAATGATTTAAGCAGAGAAGATGGAATTTATCAGAGAAATAAAACAACTGTCAAACATCCCGGTTTTATGACAGGGGAATTGAGAGTTCTAAGTGACTAATCATTCAGATAAAATAGTATTGAAGATAGCGGGTAAAAGCTTCTCTGGGTGGAAGTCTGTGGAGATAAGTCACAGTATTGATAAATTCTCTCCTTCATTTGCTATGTCCTACACGGATTATTATCCAAACAAAGTTGATGATAGTAGCTTTCGTCTTGGGCAGGAAGCGTTCGTAGAAATCAATGGCTATCGTTTAATTACCGGATACATAGAAGAGATTTCCTGCAATTATAATCGGAATGAGAAAAGTCTTGAGATCAGAGGCAGAGGCAAGACAGGAGATTTGGTCGATTGTTCAAACTGGGGACCCAATTCTAAAAGTGAGTTCTATAATCAAACAGTTTTAAATGTTATCAAGGCTCTTTGTAAACCATTTTCGATTTCTGTTTTAGCACATTCGAGTGCATCTTCTCCAGTATCTAAAAAAGCGGCGGCAGGATCATGGAAAACAAAAGAAGGAGATACTGTATTTGATAGCATTCTAAGATTGTGCAGAGCGAACGCAATTCTACCTATCGACTATGGTGATGGAAAAGTTACATTGACAAGAACTTCTGCAAAGAAAGCAACTGATTCACTCGAACTTGGGGGGAATATTTTATCTGGGACAAGTTCGAATAGTAATCTCGAACGCTTCAGCAGTTATGAAGTAAAAGGAAATGGCAGCGGTGCAAATGACTTCTCTGCGATACTTGAAACAGTAACCGGCCCATCCGCAATTTCAACAGATGCTTTGATTATAAGGCACAGGCCACTCGTTATAATCACGAGTGATGTAGTTAATGAGATATCTCGATTACAAGAGAAAGCAAAATGGGAAGCATTGACAAGGGCGGGTTTCTCGAGAAGATTTCAATATTCTGTCAACGGGTGGCTTCAATCTGACGGTACACCATGGAGTGTTAATTCATTAGTGAAAGTTGAGGATGAGATTTCCAAAGTACAAGGGAAGCCTTTGTTGATTACAGAAGTAGTCTTTTCATTATCTGAGACCTCGGGTATGATTTCAAATATCACGACGATGTCTCCGGATGCTTTTGATTTACTTGCTCAGGCAGAAAACATTAATAGCGGTTTTGATATGCTGGATTAATATGAATGCAATTAGTAAAATTTTACAGCCGATAAAGAACAGCATAATGATGTTGCTTGGTAGGGCATTGGTCGCTGCGATTGATGACTCTAACAAAACTCAATTACTCCAATTGAAATTGCTGGCTGGAGAAGTAGCGACAGGAGTAGAAAGGTTTGAAGACTATGGCTTGTCGAGTTATCCTTTAGTGGATGCTCAAGCGTTAGCCGGTTTTATCGGTGGTAACAGACATCAGGGTATAGTTATATGTGTCCATGATAGAAGATACAGACCCAGTTATTTATCGTCTGGAGAAGTGGCTCTGTACTCATATGAAGATAAAACCGGAAGTCATCGAATCCATTTAAAGAGCGGACAGATAATTCAGATCAAGGCAACTACTCTCGACGAAGATGTTTCTGGGGCTCATACTTTAGATGCAGCCTCTTCTACTGAGTCAATCTCCGGCACAAAAACTATTACCGGTACCGCTGTAAATATTAATGGCCCTACTGTTATTCTCGGAGCTACTATTGTTTTGAACGGAGCAGTTACTATTGGAGGTGCCGCTGGGTCAGGGAAAACAATAGCGACAAGCGATCTAAAAAATATTTTCAACAATCATGTTCATACAGACCCACAAGGCGGAAATACTGGTGCCCCTACAACTACTCTTGCCGATTCTAATTTCACGAATTCGAAAGCAAATTAATGACACTACAAGAAATAGCAATAGCTTGGAATAGTGAAGAGTTTGAAGGAGATCTCAATTACGTTAACGGAGATCTTGCTTTGGAGCAAGGGCTATACTCTGCTGTTCTTATCAGTCTTTTTACAGATGCAAGAGCAGCAGATGATGATATTCTCCCCAATATACTTGACGACAATCGCAGAGGGTGGTGGGGAGATCTTGTAAATCCTTTAGTAAAAAATGATAAAATTGGATCAAGACTATGGTTACTCGAAAGATCCAAAACTCTTCCAGAGGTTCTTGTTCAAGCGAAAGAGTACATCAAAGAATCTTTACAATGGTTGGTTGAAGATAGGTTGGCATCGAAGATAGAAGTTGAAGTCGAAAGACAACCCTACGGTGAGACAACTTTTTTAGCTTTTAGAGTAACACTCTATCTGATTCTTGAATCAGTCCAAGGTGCATCAATGTCTTTTATAATTAATGCTCAGTTTGGTTCTTCTGGAACAAATTATAGAGATCTTGGTCCATTGACTTTTAATGGTATTGATGGAATGACTTTTGATGGTGTAGATGAATTGATTTTTTAGAAGGGTAAAAATATGCCTTTTCAAAGACCGACATTAACAGAATTATCAGATAGGATTTCCAGTGATATACGAATTCGAGTCACTGGTGGGACTTCTCTTTTGAGAAGGAGTGTCCTTAGAGTTCTGGCAAGAGTATATGCTGGAGCAATCCATTTGTTATATAGTTATCTTGGCTATCAGGCGGAACAACGCTTTATAGCTAAAGCAGATCAAACAGGACTCGATGAATTAGCAGATGAATATGGTATCAATCGCACCGCTGCTACATACGCACAGGGGACGGCAGAGGCGACTGGAAGTGATGGGGGAGAAATACTCGCTGGGGCGGAACTTCAAACATCTGATGGGGTCTTGTATACTGTCGATACAGCCGCTACAATAACTGGAGGTGTGGCTGATATAGATCTCACTGCTTCTGAGGCTGGTGCCGATAGTAATCAAGATGCAAGTACCGAATTGACTTTTACTACTCCTATTGCAGGGGTATCGACGACCGCTACAGTTGATTCAGAAGGACTTACTGGTGGGGTAGATGAAGAGGGAGATGAAGACTTACGAGCAAGACTGCTGCTGAGAAAACAATATCCTCCTTATGGCGGATGTCAATATGATTATAACAAATGGATGCTTGAGAATTCAGGCGTCACGAGGTCATGGGTATTCCCAAGCTATAATGGAGTAGGTACTATTGGCTGTGCTTTTGTCATGGATAATTCAACTCCTTATCTTCCAAGCTCCGCTACACTGGCAACAATCCGGGCTTATATTGTTGAGCATTCCGATCCAGCTACAGGGAGAACAGTTGGTATCCCTATTGGCGCAGAACCCGGTTTATTTATGATTACATTAACAGAACAAACTATTGACTTTACATTATCAATCTATCCAAACACTTCGGCAGTACAAGCTTTAATTACAACAGAGCTTGAAGATCTTCTCTTGAGAGAAGGTGGTCCCGGAGAAACGGTTTATCTATCTGACCTTCAAGCGGCCTTGGCTAATATATCTTCATTGCATAGGTTTACTATTGATGCCCCAATAGCTGATACCGCTGTAGCGACAAACAAAATACATGCCCTTGGTACTGTAACCTTTTCGGATTATTAACGGGTAAGACTATGGCCTACAGCATATCAGAATATTTACAACTGCTATTGAATTTACTTCCCAACGGAAAAGCTTGGTCGAGAAGTCCGGATGGTGGTTTTTATAATTTATTGCATGCTCATGCTGCTGAGCTAAACAGAGTAGACGCAAGAAGTGATGAACTAAAAAGAGAAATTGATACAAGATATACCAACGAACTTTTAGTTGATCATGAATACGATTTGGGGTTACCAGATGAATGTATTTCAGAAGCACAGTCGCTTTTACAGAGAAGAAATAATGTTCATGTAAAATTTATAGAAGAGGGAGGGTTACATACACAGTCGTATATCGATTTGGCTGATGATCTGGGTTATGAGATAACAGTGACCGAATTTGCTCCGGGTTGGGCTGGTATTGTTTGTGCAGGAGATTCTTGCGGTCCTCAAAATAATATTTTTTATGTGCAGATCAACATTACATTATCTCCAGATGATTGGATTTATTTTACTTCTGGTGGGAGTCAGTGTGGGGATTTGCTCATTGCCGTAGCAGATACAAGTGCTCTGCAATGTATTTTGAATAAATTCAAACCAGCCCATGTAACTTTTATTTGGGCTTATACTGGTTATGCTTTTACTGCTGCCTTTAGCCCAGCGTTTAATGCCATTCCAAGTGATGATCAAGCCTATCTTTCAGGAGCATTTGATCGGGGATTTGGTTTTGGTTTTAATGCATACTACGGCGGTGGTGATTTTGAATATAATGCGTTTGATAGTTCATTTTATAAACCTTTGTAATAGGAGTATTTAGAAATGGCAGATACAGCACGTACAAGAGCAGCTTTATTGACTTTGATGGGAGATAATGTAACCGGTCAAATCAGTGCTCAAGATCTCAGGGATTTTATGGTTACAGTTATGCCGGCAGAGTTTGCTTATGCGAATGATTTTTGGAATAGTCCTTTGCCTGCTCAGTTAACAGCAGAGGGGACTCGTGGGTGGCATCTCTACTCACAAGTGGTTGATAGTGATGTTGTTTACGGAGCACTTGTTTATCAGACTGTATCCGGGACTTGGAAGAACGCTAACTGCGCAGCAAGTGGGGCTAATTGTAAATTGGCAGTCGCTGCTTCGGCGATATCTTCTGGCGGGAGTGGTATCTTCTTGATGGAGGGGTTGGTTTGGAAGTCAGCTTTCAGTGGTATCTTCTCAGGGTACAAAGGTAGACCGGCATATCTCGATAGTGGAGTCATTGGTAGTATTGCAGGCCCTGCTTCTGTTCCTACTTCTGCCAAAATTATTGGGATCATCGAAGACGATACCAATGGAGTATTTCGTTTTAAATCAGATTGGTCAATTGTTGGAGCATAATTATGCATAGAACAGAAGGTACTTATAATCAAGGTAATTTGTTTACCAATGGCCCTCCGGGAACTCGTGTTGAGCAGAACTGGCTGAATGCGGTACAAGAAGAGATCGCTTATGTTATAGAGGAGGCCGGAGTAGCTTTGTTAACTGCCGATGTTGATACAAGACAGCAATTAAAGCAATCTCTCGACACACTCTATACTCAATTGCCGACTGGTACAGTTATGCTCTTTGGCCAAAACTTAGCACCAACAGGGTGGACAAGAAAAACGAACTGGACTAATAATACAATGTTATGCTATGCGGCCACTGGCAATATCTCATCTGGTGGGTCTGCCAATCCGCAATCTGGCCATGTTCATGGCGGCGCAAGTCATACGCATACAACTGGTAATGTTTTCTTGACACTTGATCAAATTCCGGCGCATCAGCATTATGTAATGAGAAATGTGGCATACAATACCGGTATTTCCTCAAGTTATCCTCTTGCTTATTATGCTGATTATGATAATGGGCAATCTTATACTATTGGGTGTACGACTTCCGGAGCAGCAAATGTTGGGCTATCTTCCGCATCTGGTGGAAGTAATTATCATAATCATGGAACTACAGGGGCTGGTGGAACAGGTTACACTGATCCGAATACTTCACCGTCGTATCAAGAAGTAATTGCGGCGACTAAAGATTAAAAGAAAGAATTGACAATAGGAGACAACGTCAATGAAAAAAATGCCATGTATTAGGAATCTTGAGTTGTTTAAGAAAAAAGGATGCCCTGAGAAGTCTTGGAATGGAGAAGAGGGATGTCCATGTTGGATAGAAATGACAGTTGCTGAAAGAGGGAATCCTTTAAAAACTGAAATTAAAAAACAATGCCTTGATATATGGCTCTTTGATTTTCAATGGGCTGGTTTAGGATTAGCAGAAGCAAATGTCAAGGGATCTGAACAATTGAGAAATGGTTTACTCATGGAAGATGGATCGGGACGCCTCGTACCAAAACCAGATATGGTTATGTGCAGTGTCCTCAAGGCTGCATTTAATCCTAATCGTAAAGTAATTCAAAATGATGCCAAAATAATTACCGATAGTAGTTCAATAGTCATCGAGGAGAATAAAGATGCATAGGACAGAAGGTGATCATCATAGTAATAACGAATTTACAAACGGCCCGCCCGCCACTACTATCGATGACGACTGGCTTAATTCTATTCAAGAAGAGATTGCGAATGTCATCGAGGAGTCTGGTTTAACTCTTTTAACAGCACTCACGGAAACAAATACTCAGTTAAAAGCGGCACTCGATATTCTTTATTGTGCAAGAGCGACAGCAGCTCCAGCGACCGCTGCTTCTGCTGGTACTGCTGGTCAATTTGCTTATGATGCAACACATATTTATATTTGTGTATCAACCAATACATGGGTTAGAGCCAATGCTGCTACTTGGTAGCAGGGAGAAAAATTATGAATCAAGTGCACGAACATGAAGAATGTTCACCGGATAAAAGTTTTATTTGGAAAATACTTACAGGTGTTTTAGCTTTTGTTTCAATGTTATGTGTAACATTGGCGATACTTCCATATAATAGTTTATTAAAGGCAGATGATAGTTGTTTGACACAAATTAAGGAAGTCAAATCAGAAGTGAAACAAAATTGTGTTGCAGTGGAAGTACATAATGCAAGGATTCAATCTCTCGAAAATAATAGACAAGAAACAAAACAACAACTTGATAATATTGAAAGACTCTTGGTTAAAACAGCGACTATTGTTGAAGAGTTAAGTAAAAGATTTGAGAATAGAGAAAAGAAATTATCATATAATAAGGATACAATTGGTTTATCAAAAGATAATTAATTATTTTTTTTTAACAAAATTATTATAATATTATTATGGAACCAAAACAAATTATAATACATCATTCATTGACTAAGGATGGTAGGACCGTATCGTGGAATGCTATCCGGGAATATCATATCAGTCATAATCATTTCTATACTATTGGGTATCATTACGGTATCGAGCTTATCAATTCTCACTATGAAATTTTAGTTGGCAGAACTATGGATAAACAAGGAGCCCATACCAAAAATCATAACTATGAATCTTTGGGTATTTGTTTTGTTGGAAATTTTGATATAGAAGATGTTCCTCTTGAACAGTGGAAACTTGGTATCGATTTAGTTAAATCATTATGCAATATTTTAAACATTAAAATAGTAAAAGGTCATAATGAGTATACCGGTTATAAAACTTGTCCCGGTAAAAGATTCGATATGAATCAATTTAGAAACGATTTATTAATTTAAAAGGAGATGACATGGAATCTATTTCTTCTCTGGTACAAAAGCAAAGAGTTCTTGAAGATAACCTTTATAAGAAAAGGAATAGATTATATCTTGTCTGTAAAAAATGTAGCCCTGATTGTGAACTTGCTTGCCTTTTAAGAGAGGCGATTTTGATTTTAATAAAAAAAATATATGCTATTCGAGCAATCATTAAAACCGAGGTAACTTAAAATGAATGGTATAGATTTGTATGCACGATATCGGCCAATTATAAAGACCGCGGATCTGATTGAGTTTAGTAATAATAGTATAGGTTCTTTAGCGATCAGATGGAAAACAAAAGAAATTGTTTCTCATACTTCTGGAGCTATTTTATATAAGATGGTTTCTGGAACACAAGTGAGAAGGTATATAGGAGAGTCCGTCAGCAAAGGATTCGTTCTCAGCTATTTGTCTGATCGTTTGCGGCATTGGAATACTAAAGCATACCTTTTAAGATTAAAGCCCGAATACGACGAGTACAGAGTGCGTATAGCGGAAGAAGCACTGAAGCTCGAAGGCACTCCATATGATTTTCTCAGTATTTTTAAACAACTCAAAGGCCCAGTCAAGTTGGATACCCGACAACTTTTTTGTTCTGAAGTTTGGCAAGTAGCTTTAATCAAGGTCGGTTTATTAGAAGAGAGTTTTAATAATGGGTGCGCTCTTGTCCCCGGTCAATTTTGGATGACAGGTTTATATAAAGAAGCAGTTAGACTTTTTTAAAGGAGTACAAAAGATGAATGAAATAGATATTGGTCCGATTGTGACAACTTGGACATTTAAAAGTGTGGTGTATCTGATTTCAGACAAGAGTATTTTTGCCTTTTTAGATTTATTGAAAAGTGATTTCCTTATTATGGTAATGATGTTTGGAGGTGGTATTCTTTACCTATTGAAAAAATGGGCGAAGTGGACACCATGGACAAGTGACGATACACTGGTTGATAAACTGGCTGAGCGTTTTGGCCTACCTAAAAAGGGAGACGACAAATGAAAAAATTAAAGAGAATGATTGGTGGGGCTGGGTGTGTGATATTGGCTATTGCCCTTATCATTGGCTGCACAACTACTCAGCAAGTAGTTACTGAAACTGTTGTTTATATGGTTGCGGAAGAGGTTGGAATCTTCGTAGCTCAAAATGATCCGGCAATTTACGATCAAGCAATTCCTTATTATAAAACAATGGTTGATCTTTATAATGCCGGAGACAAAGAGAATTTCGCCATCCTTACTGACTTCGGTATCAAGTGGGTAATTGGTTCATCTGGTATCGACCAGATGACAGCACAGAGAATTACATCCAAGCTTATTAAATTGGCACAGTTGACAGGGCTTAACTCTCCTGAAATTCCATCTTTGGATCAACTTAAAAATCTTGACATGGGAGTACTTAAAGAGGCTGTCGATGGCTTTATAAATGGATTGACTATCGTCCATGATCAGCCAGCGAACAGTTAATATTTTGTTAAAAGCAAATAAAATAAAAAAGAGTGTCTTTCTCATTCAGAGAGATGCTCTTTTTTGTTTTTGTAGAAGGGTAAAGCATGAAGATAAAAATAAAAGTACCCGATCATATTGCAGTTTTTCTCAAAGAGAATCCAAATGTTGGAAGATTAATCATTGCAAAGAAGTTTAATTGTGGTGATAAAATAGCCCGAAACTATGCGGCTATCGGTCAGATGATGAATGAAGTTGGTGATCTGGATGATATTATAGAAGATGATGAATTAAAAAAATGCAAAGTTGCAACCGAGTACTCCCCGGGTCAAAGCGGTTCCATCACAGTCACAGGGTTAGATTTGTCGGATAGGTTTTCAGAAGAGGGAGCAATCGAAAGAGCACAAAGAGTAGCTAAGATAAACAAAAAGGAATGGACCGCCGGGAAGATAAAAATAGGCCACTGGGATACAAGTTTAAAATTAAGAAAGAGAACAGGTGATGCACCACACGAATATGAAGATGTTCCATATCCGATTACTCATTGGTCAGTTTCTATAGAACTTGTACCGAATAAGGCTCAGCCTATCTACGAAGCATTTGAAGAGCTATTAAAGACAGCCCCTATCCTTGCGGCCCCTTTAGTTCCTATTCATATCCCAACCCTTGATCCGAGAACAGCAGGAGAAATGATTCCTAATGATGCCCATTTTATTAAGTTTGGTTGGGGCAAAGAGACAATGGCTGGCAATATGGATCTTTCTATTATTGAGAAGCAGTTCATTGATGCTACAGATGCAAATCTTAATAAGATAGCGATGTTTAATCCTTCTTTGATTTATTATGTTATTGGGAATGACCTAATGCATACCGAGAACATCATGGCTGAAACTCCGAAAGGAAAGAATCATCTTGATACTGGTGATACAAGATTTCAAAAGGGAGCAGAAGGGTGTCTGAAATCATTAATCATATCTGTAGACAGAGCCTCTCAGGTTGCTCCACTTGAACTCTTATGGATTCCGGGCAATCATGACTATCACGCATCTTGGTGGTTGTCGGTTTGTTTAAAAATGAGATATGAGAATCACAAGCATATCAAAATAGACAACGGTCCTTCTCCTAAAAAAGCAAGGCTATGGGGTGACTTATTAGTCGGATGGATTCATGATGGTTCATCTGGTAGGGAGAACAGAGCAATCAATATGCTACCCCAGTTCTGGCCTAAAGAGTGGGGAGAAAGTCGATATCGAGAACTTCATACTGGCCATAAACACAAGACGGAAGTAACGAAATTCAAGCCGGTGTTTACTGTAGGTGGTGCCGTAATTAGACAATGTGCTGGATTAACTACTCTTGATTTTTGGCATGCTGACAACTTATGGACGGATGCTGTTCCTGCTTGTGAATCTTTTCTCTGGGATAAAGAAGATGGTATATCAGCTTGGTTTAATCAGAACATTGATTATTTGAAATAAGAGAAGAACAAAACAGATCAGGGGGTTTATTATCTAAACCCCCTGACACTTGTTAATAAGTATAGATAATATTATCTCGCGCCAACTTGATGCTTTCCTTTTTCTTTCTTTAGTAGAACCTTCATCATGAGAACTGAACCCTCAGCAGTAGCCAATGTATATACTATCATCGTAATAATTACCTTCCACCATTCTTTGTTAACCAGCGCAGGGAGTAATTGATTCAAGACGGTACAATAGCAGATCATATAAATTGCATTCGAAGCCCATGCAGCAAACCGGTGATAGGAAGGATCTCCTGAATTCCTTGATCTACTGCTCCAAGTAAAAGCCATATTCTGAACGAAAGCAGCCGAAGCCATAATAAATAAATCACGAATCATTCCTGTATCCATACTCATTTCTCCTCTTCTCTTTTCATTTCTGTTGCATCAAAAAAGCAATTTGTAATTGTCAAATCATGTGCGGTTGAAGCATTGATAGCAGCTTTGTCATTGTCTCTCATCACGAAGCGGCTTCTCTGAGTGTCATTATCCCAATCATTATTGCCGTCAATCGTCACTGGCTTATCTTCCTTGCCGCTGACATTTATGGTCAATGTCCGAGTAAAATCACCACTGAGATAATAAGTGGTATCTGGATGTGGTCCGGTTACTTGGTTAAATTCGTCAAGCGAGTAATCTGTTCCGACTCCATCTTGACTGACAGTATAGCTTTTTTCATAGATGTAGATGGTGTCTGGTTGATTGATCTCATAAGTGAGTAGTACAATAAAGATCCAGCAGAAAAGAATAGCTAATGCTTCTCGTAGTTTCATT